ATCTTCCAAGCATTGCGCCACTCACGAGTCGCTGGAAGCTGTTCCTTGCGGCATATTACCATCTTTGGCTTATTTCCGCTATTGTAGTCGAGCCACACAGATTGTGGGCAGTCCTTCATTATAAGATATTCAATGGCTTGCTCTTCGGTCATTGCATCGACAGGCTTGGTGTTGTGGAGCAAATAACCACGGGTGTGCTTGGTAAATCCGGGTTCTGCCTCGTCCTTGGCAAGCTCCCAGTAAGCCTCGACAGGTGGCAAGATACCACCCTGCAATGCACACGCCATCCAGTTAGGATCAGGCACAAGTATCTTGGCGCATTCATCTACGCTGTCCTCATAGACTACACGGTAGTCAGACTGGTGCGGCTCTAGGGTTTCTTTGGCCCAGCAGAGCCTATCCCATAAATGTGTGCCTTGAAACTCTGGTGTATCTGTCATGCGAGGTCTCCAAATAAAGCCGCCGAAAGCAAATCACCGTCTACAAGCGTTTCATCTCCAGCCCTAGTATGTATTCTTAAATTGCTTGTTGTACAAAGTGAACGACCAGCATGTTCAGTAAAAACAATGTCTCCATTTAAACCGCCACCGCTAGTTACAGAATATGTCGCAGCAGAAAAATTAGTTGTGTAAGTAGGCGTTGCTTTGCCCGTCCCTGAATCAGTTAAGGAAGCAATATTAAAACTTCCCTCTATAGCGGCGTCTCCCACCAACTCACAAGAAACATGTGCTTTTGCACTACCGTTGTAAACATAGCTAGTATCCAAAGTCTGACTTGTGCCAGTCTTTTTGGAGTCGCTGGTCTGGAGAGTGTCAAAGGCGAGTGTACCGAATGCCATTATGCTAAGTCTCCGTGTACTACTTGTCCGGCGTTTCCTACATCACGAGCGCCGCCATCCGTGGCATGATAATCAACCTTTGAAGCTGTTGTTGTGTTTGGACTGTCGTGATTATATTCACCAAAAGTAGCAAACGAACCAGCGTCATGTTCTCCCGCCGTAGACATGCAATAATTTATATTTGCCATAGCATTGGTCAGATTGTTGACATATACTCCCGTACCACCATCTGTAATACTTGCAGAATTTAAAGAGTCTAAAGCTGCGGGGGTGCTTACACTTCCATCAAACTTTACCCACGCCTTTGCCAACCCCTGCTGCACACTGGTCTGTGCGCTACCCTCCCCACGAATAGTCAGAGAGTTAGCCGATGCACTGACCACGGGTGTTGAACCAATGGTAAGTGTCGTAGCAGTGGACTTGCCAGTGAGTGTGTCTACTACGAGGGTACTCATTATGGTTTCTCCGGCCAAGTTACATCATCAAGAGATGTTGCGGTCTTTGTTATGTCCCGCAGGTCTTGACGATATTTTTTCTGAGCATCCGTTATTGTTAAATCTGACAAAGCCCACCAGTCAGTTTCAGCGAGTTTTACATTTCTCTCCTCGCGTAATAAACGCATAGGCTCTGCTGCTACTAACTCATTTTTTTTAGCAATTACTTGCGACCAAGTTACTCCAAAGGTTGAAGGGTCACTTGACTCTATTGCAGACCCGTAACTGTCTGCTCCAGTAACCTTACGGAACATAGATTTGAACTCACTTTCGCTGGTAGGCTCACCACGCAAAACCCACTCAGTTATGTTTAGGTCAAGAAGAGCCTTTGTAACATTTGTCATTTATCTTTCCTAACCAGCAATTTCTATAAGCGTCAAATGACCAAAATTTTCACTATTTAACCAGTTCATAGAACCCACACCATCTGTTTTAGTTTGAACTTCATACGTTAAAGCTGAAGTGGTGGATGGGCTGTCTAACACATGGACAACAAAGGGCAATGAGGCATTTGCCATAGTTGTAAAATGAGAGGTTTGAGCAACCTCTGTACTGCCGCCTCTTATGACTCTTAATTTACCACTGCGACTAGCTGTGCTTTGACCACCGTTCCCTTGCACCATTACTAATATTTTGTTGCTAGTGCTTGAAGGAGTTATTGACGCCTCTAATCCTGTATCAGTGTATGTAGAACTGGTTTGATTAATAGCATCTTGTTTTTCGGCATGAACAACTTGCAATACAGTGCCAGTAATGTTTAAACCCAAACCACCAGCCGTTGGTGTACTGCCGTTAGCTTTTTGGATGGTGTCTACTTTAATTGTACTCATATGACCGCCAACCTCCCGCCAGATTCGATGGTCAACGTCACGCCACTAGATACGGCAAAGGTGCCTGTCACGTTGGCGTTCTCTGTTGCTAATATGGTTATGTCAGAGGTCAACGACTGTGCGTTTGTACGGAAGGCCCCGCCTGCTTTGAAGTTGCCTTTATTCTCTGCGGCAGGAGTAATCGTTGCGCCTTGTGGAGCAAGATAGTTTACGAAGATATTGCCAGTGCCACTAGATGGTGCGGCTGTGAACGTCAAGGTAGTGCCGTCAGGAATAGTGTAGGCTGCGGTGTCTTGCACAACACCATCTACAGACACAAGCACATCCTGCACAGAAGACACTGCGGTGGTCAGGGTAAAGGTGGTGTCACTGCCATCACCGTTGAATCTTTGTACAGCGGTTGTGCTTTGAAAATTATCTGCTGTTTGTTGACCAATATACGGCATTAGGTGATCTCCATGTAACTCATGGTAACCGAGAGTTTGTCAGCGACAGAGGCATCTATTTTTATAATATCCCCAACATTCAATATAAGTTTGTTGCCACCCATGATCTCCACGGTGGCCCCTACAGGAATTGGTATATCCTTTACGATATGCGCTGTTGTGTTCTGAGTCTGACTGGTTTGAGTTGTGGTACTAACAAGCTGTACTGTTCCAGTGACTTGCGATGTGTGTACGTTAGCAAGCGTTAATCCAAGAACAACCACTGTACTGCCAGTCTGCACCGTATACAAAGTCTCTGGTGAACCAGATGTAGCAGGGGCAACATCTCTTGTTATAACTTTAAACGTATTAGCCATCTAAATCTCCATCAGCCCAACGCGATTGCAAGCGCCGTAGCCTCATCCGCTGCCGCTGTAGCTGTTGTTGCACCTATATCAGATAGCACTTCTGAAGCAGATCTACCTTCGATAGACGTACCATCAACTCGCAAGAAATCGTTGTCTGCCACCCCAGATGTAAATTTAGCAACATTAGTGTTTGAAATGCCTGTATCTAATACAGCAGCGGTGCCTAATCCAATATCTGACCTTACTTCTGATGCGCTCCTGCTCTCCAAACCATCTGCTGTAAACCGCGCAAACTCATCGTCTGCCACGGATGAGCTATCAATCTTAACAGCGTTAGTATTAGATATACCAAACGTCAGTGACGCCTGTGCGCCGATATCTGATAGAACTTCTGATGTAGATCTGCTTTCTAATCCGTTAGCGGTAAATCTTGCAAACTCGTCATCCGCCACAGAACTACTGTCGATTTTTACAGCGTTAGTGTTTGATATACCGAATGTCAGGGATGCTTGTGCGCCAATGTCGGACAATACTTCTGATGCAGATCGGCCCTCTATGTCAGTGCCGTCAACTCTTAAGAAGTCATTGTCAGCAACACCAGAAGTGAACTTGGCAACATTGGTGTTTGATATTCCAGTGTCCAATACAGCCGCTGTGCCAAGACCCAATGATGTTCTAACCGTGGCTCCAGTTTCTAAAACAAAGTTAGCCCCATTTCCTACAATAAAACCGCTATCTGTAACAGCAAGGCCCGCTACATCTTGAAGCTGTTGATCCAACCGTGCGTTGGCTACAGTTCCGCTTGCAAGATTACTAGCGTTCAATGCAGTAAGCGCACTACCGTTGGCAGCTACTAAGTTACCGCTTGCGTCCAAGAAGGACATCTTTTCTGCTGGCAACGTGCAGAATATAGTCCTAGTCCCTGAACTCCAACTAACCGCGCTATCGCTGTTACTAGACTGAAGTATGGTTGTTCTAGCTAAAGTCGTACCTGATGATGTATAAGTGCCAACACCTATCTCAAAGTCAGAGCCATCAGTGCAGCAATAGAAAGTCGTGTTGCTATTGCCGATAACACTGAACGCTTCAAAACCAGTAACCGCCCCAGCCAGAGTATATGTACCCGTGCCTGTAGTGGTTGTAGTTTCTTTTACCCTGTCTTTAAGAACAAGTGCCATTACTTCAACTCAATCGTAAGGTTGCCAGCGTTTATACGGAAGATATCACCAGAAGCTATGGTCTTGCTGGCATCAAGTGCGCCAACAAACAGAATGTTTCCGCCTGAAGAAGCATCTGCAACAAAGGAGTGGGTTATGGTGTTGTTTGTCCCACCTGATGCAGGAAACTCGATGTTAGCTGCATTTACTGCCGTCTGAGTATCCGTAGAATCAGATCCTATAGTTGTCCAGTTTGATGCCGTGACTTGCTGTCTTGCATAGTTTGTGAAAGTGGCTTCAGTCAAAGAACCTGTTTCAGCAGCAGACACCGCTGTTGCTAAACCAACATAAATACTGTCGCCGGGTGACGAAAAGCTAAGAGAGTTGTTTTTAAAAATAAAATGCAACAATCTCCTTTCTAGGTAGTTTGTTGCCGCGTTACTTGTTGCCATTTGTCACTCCTTATGTCCGTGGCATTCTAGGCAATCCTTGCCTGTAAGCATCATCATTTTCACGAGCCTCAGCAAGATCCTTTAGTCTGCCCAAACTTTCAGCGTATCGACCTTCATACATCTGAATCATATCCATTTCACCCTTCATATATGTATAAGCCTCTATCAAAGAAGCGTACAAAAGAGCGTTTGGCGCGTTATCACTTAGCCAACTATAGCTTGAGTCAGAGCCAGATGTAAGGCTAGCTGGCCTATAAAAGTAATGTAACTCAACTGTGTAGTTTGAATTAGGAGTAGGGCCAAGTATAAAATTGCCTGTAACATTCCCACTAGAATCAGCAGTAGCATCGAATATTGCATAATATCTAGGGAGTGCTGTTGTTGTTCTATCTGGATGAGCCTCTCTAATAAAGTTTACATCCTTTTCAAGGAGAAACCTTTCTGAGCCAGAGGTGCTAATAAAGAATGAAAACGGAGCCAAAAAGTCAGATGGCATAGATATGTATTCATCTCCAGATGTTGTCGTAGATGTTGCGTTTTTTCTAAAGTTCTCTAAATCGACAGACTTTAGTATCCGCTCCTCAGCAGACCTGATAAACACAGGCAAATTTGTCACAAATGACGTTTCTGTATTTTCAGTAAAATCCTGAAGGGCTGTCTTGAGTTGCTCGTAAGTAAATGACATTTGCCCCTCTTATGCTAATGGAGTGACAGGGCCAGCGCTTGCCAACGCTCCTCCACCACTCGTATTCCCTATAATTGCCGTATCACTAACGGTAAATGTGTAAGTATCTGAATCAACTTTTGTTATCGAATAACCAGACGCACTCTCAACCACAGACTTTGTTATACCATCAAAATTATCAACACCTCTAAATCTTACTGTGTCGGAGGTGCTTCTTCCATGATTTATCTCTTTTACGGTTATCACGCTAGATCCTGATGATCCAGTTGTAAACGGGTCTCCACCTAATAAAGATACTGACTCTGGCTCGCTTCTATCTGGTCTTGTCTCTCTCAAAGACTGAGGGTCATCAACCCTAACTCTCCCTAAAAAATTCTGAGGATGATCAGGATCGACAACATCAAATCCAACTTTAAGACCTGTCTTAACGCCATTTTGATACTCGTCAACAAGTTCATTTAGAGGATATCTAAAACCTGTTCTGTCGCAAAAACCAAATGCGTATTTTCCTCTAGCATTAGTCATCATTTGTACCCGCGTACAAATTGTCAAAAATTTGTGTTGTATCCAAAGTATAGTCCAAATCTGATTTAGAGTAATGCAAATACTGAGATGGTAAGAAGTCAGGCGGCCCTTCGCCAGTTTCAAACCATGCTGGATGCGTCACTCTAACCCTATTATTTGGAAGGGCGACCATATTGCCCGTCCACTCGCCAGCATCTAAAAGTTCTAACACATGACTTTGCTTATGCTGGGCTGGGTCATCTGCTATTTCACTGTCTGTATAATCTACAGTAAAATAGTATTTTGCTGGATAAAACTCTCCATCTACTTTTGCCATCCATGGACAAGGCGTAGCTCTATCCAAAACATAGACTGAGTGTGTTCTAGATGAACAATCCCATGGTTGAGCAGCGTGTACAGGCATTGGCTCAGGCCAGTCTTCAAATAGCGTATCTCCAGTTAAAGCAGTTATTGGCATCCTAGCCCACATGGCACCACCATGAACATTTGGGCTATCGTCATCATCAGCTTCACAGCCAGTAAATATTAACTGGAAGCTGAGACAACGATTCGGGATTGTAGTTACTGCGATAGCCATAGCATGTAAAAACTCACCATGATAAGCGCTGTGATTATGTGTATATTCACGGCGCACCCAACATTTAAAATGGGGTATATTGCTTTGAAGATATGGCATTAACCAGCTCTACCAAACCTTTTACCCCGTGTAGCTGCTCCAGTACCTCTTGCAACTCCACCCTTGCTCATTCCTTTTTTCTTCATCATACCGCCACCAGCTTTTCTACCAGCTCTTCTGCTAACTTTTTCTGGCTTAAAAGGCTTTGGAACAGGAGGTGTAACAGATGTAGTTTTCTTAGCAGTTATTCCCGGCTTAACCTTCTTAGCAGTAATCCCGGGTATAGACGACTTTGGCTTTGAAGCAGGCTTTGGAGCCGCCGCATCAGCCTGCCTACGTTGTCTGGTAATCTCACCAAGATTGGACAGACGAGTAGCCACTCTAGCTCTTTTACTTGCAGCATCTGGGCTTTGAGCAGTTTTTGCTTTAGGAGCTGGTTTTTTAGATTTTTTTGCCCTTTTAGCTGCTGTGTCATCTCGCAAAGCTGCCATTTGGGATTTGGTCATACCAGCATATGGGCTTGATGACTTCGTACCAGCGGCAGTTGGCATCTTAATGCTTTGTCCAACCCTGATCATATTTGCATTCTTGATATTAGGATTAGCAGCCATCAAAGCCTTTAGGGTAACACCCTTAGATTTAGCAATCTGAGACAGAGTATCTCCAGACTTGACCTTTACAGATCCGCCCTTGGCATAACCCTTCTTCATCATGCCGCCTTTTTTCATTCCCTTTTTTTTCATAGAGCCACCCATAGCGTAGCCCTTCTTCTTCATCATGCCGCCGCCCTTCATCTTGCCTTTGCCATCGGCAGCAAAAAACGGAACCTTTTGCCCTTGATCATTTGTAACCATCTTGAGCTTG